GGATGTGAAAAATATATTTCGCTTTGCGTACATTTTAGATTCATATAAAGATAACCCCAAAAATTATATACAACATACTATAGAAAATAATCAAACTGTCGAAATGATTGCCGACAAATATTATGGAAGTTCTTCATATTCTTGGGTTATTATGATGTATAATAATCTACTGGATATTTATGAAGAATTCCCCAAAGCACAAAATGTTCTAAGAGATTTTATTGGTCAGAAATATCAACCAAAAAATGTTATAGATGCAAAAAGAATTCTACCTTTGCCCCCATTATCTTTGGGGGGAGAAACCGTTGTCGGAAAATATGATGGACAGATAATATACGATGAATCTTCTGACCGTGGATTGATATGGAAAGATACAGTAGCTACTCCATTTTGGGATGTTTTGCCGGGATTTGGTGTTCCCGATCCAAGTCCTAGAACATTTGAAATAACTTGTAATAATCTAGACAGTCCAGAAAAATCTACTCATTGGTTACTAGATGGGAAAGAAGATCCGGATTTATTTTTGATTAGAGGTGGAGTATATACATTCAAAATACAATACGCTCCTGATAATAATTTTTACATGACAACAGACGATGGTGGCAATTGGAAAAGAGTAGAATATTTTGGTTCTTATATAGAAAATCAAAAAGAAGTTAATACACTAAACGGAAAAACAATAACATTTACAATTCCAAAAGACGCACCCGACACATTATATTATATGTCTCAGAACACGGCACCTTATCCACTTTATACCGACGAAGAGATTATAGCAATAACAGGCGACCCCAAGTCTCAATATGATACGATTGCCGAACAGAACAAAATAGAAAATGCATATAATAGATTTTCGGGCCTTCTAAATGTTAGAAGTTCTCTAAAACAGATGACAGGAATGATTCGAATTAGAAATCAAGAGGATGTTGCATATGTTATAGGCTCAGATAAAAATTCTTTGCAGACTCAAAATGGTAGAGTTATGGGTAAAGTTGCAAAAATTGAAAATTCTTATTATGTCTGGAATGGAAATTATTTTCCTGCAAATAGTGTAAATTTTACTAAGGGTTGGAATTTATTAAATCCAGAATCAACAACTGAGGAATCCTATACTATGTCTTTGGGCATATTAGTTGCAATGAATACTCCTCATAAATTTATTCATACATCAGATGAAACAGAAATATCAATTGCAACTTATTCTTTGATGCAAGATGATGAAAAGGTAAAATATTATATGCAAACAAAGTATGATTATGAAGAAGAAAAAAACGAAAAAAATAGAACTATTAGAATTATGAAACAAGAATTGTTGGGTGAATTCCTCAAACATTGGGAAAAGGTTATTGCATAATGAGTACTAGTCAAAAATATGGACTATGTGATATAACAGAAATGCTTGTGATTTCTCACAATGATTTTGAACTTGATATCTTCGGCGCGTATAAATCTTTGATCGTGTATGAAGATTTGTTCTCTCCAAGTATTACCGCACAACTATCATTAGAGGACGCAGAAGGTATTTTAAATTTTTTACCCATTATAGGTCAAGAAAAAGTCAAAATTAAATATGTTACTAATGGATTGACAGAAGTTACTGAATTGAATATGATAATTAATAAAATTACCAATCTAAAAAGTGACGTAGGTACTCAAACGTATAGTTTGGAATTAATTTCCGATGACATGGTTGCAAACTTCGAACAAAGAATTTCAGAATATTTTGAAGGCACTGGAACGGAAATTGCAGAACAGTGTTTTTCTAGATTGTCTTCCACCAAGCCAATTGAATTAGAACCAAGTAATGACAAATATGATAGCGAGATAGGTGTCATAATACCTAATATGACACCGATGAGGGCAATTTCTTTCTTATGTGAAAAATCTTTCCATGACGATTATAAAAGTTCTTCTTATATATTTTTCGAAACAACTAAAAAATATGTAATGAAACCCTTGGAAATGTTGACACAATCAGAACCAAAGAACGAATTTTTTCTAGGGGCATATAAAAATGTAGGGCCGGTAGATGCTGGTGGAGATGACGTAGTTCTTTCTAACGTAGAAAATAAAAAGGCAATTAGTTATAGTTTTATTAATAACTTTTCTGTTCTGGATAATATTACAAATGGTGTATATTCGTCTAAAGTATCTTCTATTGATATATTGACTCGAACTAAAAAAGATCACGACCATAATATGTGGGAAGATAATGAAAAATACAAATATTTAAATTATGATAAAGATGATAAATCCAAAACTGGGCCCATATTTGATGTATCCGGTAAAGGTAGACAATATAATCCAGAAACTAGATATATTGTTCCAGAATTGGAATTGAAAGTTGGTAGACCCAAGTATAATCAGGAAAAGATTTTCTTGCAACGGTTGTACTACACAAATCTTATGACTAATAATATCAAATGTGAGTTGACTGTTTATGGTGATAGTGATTTACAAGTTGGGGATACTATAGATTTGGTATTACCTTTGTTTACAAGAATAGAAATGGGTGAAGATTGGAGAGATAAATATTATAGTGGAAAATATTTGATTACAGGAATTAGACATATGTTATCTGGCGATCAATATACCACAGCTTTAGAAGTTGTTAAAGATAGTTTCAATGACACATTACCATCTAAAGTTCCTGTATTGGAAGGAATGGTTGAAGAATGAATCTTTTTAGTGGTACAGAAGGACTTACTTGGTGGCAGGGTATTATTGAGGATGTAAATGATCCCGAAGCTCTTGGTCGAGTCAGAGTTAGGATTTTTGGTTTTCATAGTGATGACAAGACAAAGATTCCAACTGACAAGTTGCCGTGGGCATCTCCATTAATGCCCATTACCAGTGCTGCCATTGGAGGTGTAGGACAGTCTCCAACAGGTGCTCTAGCCGGTGCATGGGTAATGGGATTTTTCAGAGATGGGGATACAGCGCAAGACCCTATTATCTGGGGGACGATATACGGCAAACCAGGCAAAGATTCTGTAGGTTCTGGTAATTATCCAAATCCGGATGGTGAATTTGTAGAAGGTGGAACTTCGATTGGACAATCTGATGTAAATCCACTCGCAACAGGTGTTGGGCCTCAATCAGATTCCACTTCTCCCACGTCATCAAAGGACAATCACCAACCAGATGAAGGTGGGCCCGATCAAGCTGGGAGTGCAAATGATAAAGATAATCAAAAAAGACTTTCCAAAATTACAAGTAAAAATGGAAAAAGTACATATGTTGCAACCATTTATGCAAAGAATTTTCAAAACTTTATAAATGAATTTGAAAGAACTCCAGCGCCCAATTTTCCAAATGGTTATACAATTAAAAGCTTGGGAGGATATGTGCACCGACAGAGTAGAGGTTCCAAGAAATGGAGTTATCATGCATCTGGTGTTGCAATTGATATCAACCCCGCTGAAAATCCATATCAAGAAACCTTTGAGTCTGATATGCCATCAAACACTTCTACTATTGCAAAGAAGTACGGGCTCGGTTGGGGTGGTGATTGGAATAGTGTTAAAGATGCAATGCACTTCAGTGTGGCTAAAGGTGAACGTGGTAGTGTTAATATAAAAAGAAATGGAGTCGTACCAGATCCGACAACAGGAAGTCAAGCTTCAGCAAATCCTTCGGATTCTACTTCAAATCCATCTTCTAAAAAAGCAACTGAGGGTAGTCCGTTAGAATATGCTCCTTCACAATCAAGTGGTTCTAGTGGATATGGGGCACCCGACCAACCGCAACTACAAACTGGTGTTAAACCAACATTAGAAGTTTCTGAATGGGTTTCAAATTCAGATATCGCTGTTGGTGCTCTATGTAGATCACCCAAGTTAAACGCAAACCAAATAGGAAGTCAACCACCCTACACTTACAGAACAGGTATTATCGCTGCTGCGGCGGCCATGGGTTGTAGCGCATTAGATTTTGGTACTTGTATGTCATATGAAATGGGTGGTAGATGGGACGCAAGACGTAGAGGTCCAACCACACAGTGGGGGCAACATAGAGGTGTTATACAATTCGGCGAACCACAGGCAAAGAAATATGGCGTAGATTTTAGTACAGAACAAACTGCAATTGATACTCAACTTGGTCCTAATGGTGCGGTTGTAAAATATTTAAGAGCACATGGTGTGAAAAATGGTATGGGTAGATTAGAAATTTACTCTTCTATCAATGCGGGTGGTGTCGGGGAAAAATACTACGGTAGGTCCGATTCGGGTAATGACGGTGCAAAGGGAACGGTTAGAGATAAAGTCAATAATCAAATGGACGGCCATGAGGCGAACGCTAGAAGATTATTGAACAGCAAAGACGATGGACAATATGTAGAACAGAAAGTCTATAGGGCGATGGTTGCTGGAAAAACCAGTACAGATGGTACAGGTCCATCTTCTGCAAAACTTATAGATGGTAATGTTAGATGGGAAGTTGCGCCGGACGAATTTCAAGAATCATCTAAAAATGCACAAAACGCAGCGCGGGAAGCTTCTTCTGATACAACCAGTGATGGATATTCCACGGCCCCTGCTCAGAGTGGTGGATCATCCGATGTCCCAAAACCGGCATCTGTTGCAAAGAAAATGCAGGATATTGACACCACTGATTTATTTCAAGAACCGGCAAATCCATATGCAGCAGAATATCCACACAACAAAGCATTATTTACCGAATCTGGACATATTCAAGAGTTTGATGATACACCTGGCGCCGAAAGAATACATACTTATCATAGAAGTGGAACTTTTGAAGAGTATCATCCAGACGGAAGTAAAGTTGTCAAGGTAGTAAAAGATAATTATGAGATAATTTTTGGAGAGAATAATATTCATGTCAAAGGGTCTGTGAATGTTGTTGTTGATGCAGATGTGAATGTCAAAATAGGCGGAAACCTTAGTGTTGAAGTCGGAGGACAGGTTAATTCAAAAAGTGGCGGAAATACGACGATAAAAGGTGCACAGATTCATTTGAATCCATAAGGAAATTTTAAATGGCAATATACAACGCAGAGACTAATAAAGATTTTGATTTGAAATTTACTAGAAACCCTATCAGTAATGATGTGTTAATAAAAACTGATCGTCCAGATACGAATAGATTTCCGGCATTAGAACAAAGTATTACTAATATATTAATGACAAATAAATTTGAAAGACGATTCTCTCCCAAATTTGGAGGTGATATACAGACTTCTTTATTTGAATTGATGAGTGACTTTGAAGAAATCAGTGTGCCTGGCGAGATAAATATAAGAGAAACTATAAAAATAGCACTGAAAAATTATGAACCAAGAATTAGAGTTAATAACATTAGTTTTGGTACAAAAGATGAATGGATGATGGGTATGAATGATAATAAATTAAACATTACAATAAATTATTCAATACCGCCGGTAAATGAAGTACTAACATACACTTTAGGAATTAAAAGAGTAAAATAGATGGCAAAAAATATTCAAATTTCAGAACTAGATTTTTCAAGCATAAAATCTAGTATAAAAGAGTATATGAAAAGTGATCCTACATTCAAGGATTATGATTTTGAAGGGTCTGGTCTATCAACTCTAACAGACTTGTTGAGTTACAATACATATTATAATTCTTTTTATCTTAATATGGTTTCAAATGAAATGTTTTTGGATACTGCAAGACTTAGAGATAATGTTGTGGCAAAATCTAAGTTATTGGGATATACTCCAACATCAAGTAGGGCCACTGAGGCTTCTCTATCTTGTACATTTGAAATTTATTCCGACTATGAAGATGCGAATGAATTCGGTAGTATCACTATAGATAAAAATTATATGTTTTCTAAGAGTAATAGTCAAACATATGAAGAATATAAATTTGTTCCAAAAATTAGTAGAAATGTGACTAGAACATATTTACCAGTAGATATTGGTGATGGTTCATACAAACATACATATGAAATATTTGACCTAGAAGTTGTGCAAGGAACTATGGTAGAGGAAAAGTTGATTGTGGATACAACAGATTCCAATCAAAAATTTCTCATTTCAAATACCAATGTAGACACGACAACTCTGCAAGTTTTTATTCAATCAAATGTTGCAGATGATAATTATACAGAATTTAAATTATCTACAGATACAATGGCCTTAACCAATTTGAGTAAATGTTACTTCTTACAAGAATCTTATGACGAAAAATTTGAAATTTTATTTGGTGATGGGGTTTTAGGTTCTTCTGTAGAAAGTGGTAATGTAATCACATTGAGATATTTGGTTACAGCTGGTAGTGTTGCAAATGCAATGACAGGAAATTTGAAATTAGTTTCTTCTAGTAGAAATGTGAAGGCTGCAGGCATTCAAGACAATCTACAAATTATTGGTAGAACTTACGGTGGCGCTGACAAGGAATCTATAGATTCGATTAAATTTTATGCCCCTCGAACTTTTGAGGGACAGAATAGATGTGTAACTGCTAGAGATTATCAAACCATTATTCCAAAAATATATCCTCAAGCAACTTCTGTGAATATTTGGGGTGGTGAAGATGCAGTTCCAGCACAGTATGGAAAAGTATTTATTAGTATCAAACCAAATTCTGGGTATTATTTGTCAGCAGTGGAAAAGAGTAAGATTATTTCGGAATTAACTGCCGGTTATTCAGTATTGACATTGATTCCTGAAATTGTTGATCCAGATTTTATCAAATTAAAAATTACTACACAAGTTAAATATGACGATGAGTCAACATTATTATCAGAAGCAGCATTACAATCTACTGTAAAACAAAGTATAGTGGATTATAACTTAAACATGTTGAACGATTTTAATAGTTATTTCAGATATTCTCAATTTCTTGCAAAGATTGACCAAACTGATGAATCAATTACAAACAATCTAACTACAATATTAATGATTAATGAAAAACAAATTTTTGTCGATACCTCTTCTACGTATACCTTAAATTTTAGTAATGAGATAGAAATTGGAACTTTATATTCGAGAGGATTTTATCTCACCGGAGATGAAAATGTATATTATCTTGATGATGATGGTTTGGGTAATGTTAGATTTTATACCATAAACACTGCAACTCAAAAAATATATGACACAACAAAGTCGGGTACTATAGATTATCCTACAGGTGTAATTGTTATAAAAGACATATCTATTAATAGTATTGTTGGCCAGGGAGATTTTGGTGTTGTTGCAAAGCCATTGAATAATGATATTTTCCCAGTTAGAAATCAAATTGTATTAGTTGATCTGGATGAACTAGTAATTACCATGATGCCAGATACAGATGAATTTAATGAAAATTATACAATTTCTTCTCAGAGAGTTGTGGTTAGTAGAAACACAACAACCACATATAATAACTCTGCTGCATCTGTGACATCTGGCACAACTGGATCTTCAATCACTAGGGTTTATAGTGACTCTTCTGGTAGTGGTTCTTCTAGTGGTGGTGGATATTAAAAATGAATAAATCTAATATTTCAAATATTGCAAATCATATTAAGCAACAATTGCCTGATTATATTGCAAGCGATGAAGACTATAGTAAATTTGTAAAATTTCTGGAATTGTATTATGAGTGGATGTCTGAGGTCGGAAATCCTTCTGATGTCACCGGCGATCTAACAAACTATGCAGATATTGATGAAACATTAGATATTTTTGTATCATTATATAAAAACGAGCTTGCATCGTCATTTCCATCTGTAACTAAAATAAAAGGTATAGTAGATAAGAATAACGAATCTATTCAAGGCAATCAGGTCGGAAAAGATGCAGAATCCGCCATAGAAAGTTTATATGACCAAGAATTTTTAATGGATGGGTCTACCACTTCTTTTAAATTAAATTATTTCAATCCTTTCTATTACTTCGGAGAAACAGACGCAACTTCTGTTGTTGATAGTATCGTAGTTTATAAAAATCTAGCCACTGATGTTGCGAATAGAGGAACCACTGCAAACACACTTGAATCGTGGGTGGCAGCATTGACTCCCCCAGAAACTAGTAGATCAGGATCATCTGGTGATTATACGGTGTTGCAGGAGCATAATGGTACTACAGGTCAATATAAGTTGGCAAACAACATTATTAGTTTTATTAATGATG